AAGCCGCTGTTTAAATCGACTGAGGTTCCATCCCCATTGAGCACGTTGGGAGCGTAGGTATCGAGCGGCTTAAACGACATCTTTTGGGCAGTCAATGCCGATAAAAGACCCTGCTGGATTTTCGCCTTGTAAGTATAACTTGCCGATGGTCCACCGGTTTTGCGTGCTAAAAATCGCTCTTTAGAGTCGATCAAGGTTAAGGCGAGTTGCAAGTTTGCAGCCGTGTAGGGTGCAATCCATCGGCCTGAGTAAGTGACGGAATTGGCTTCGGCGGTGTATCCGAAGCCTTCGGTGACGGGTGTCCATCCAGCAAATATCATCTTCAGACTCCTGCTAGTTGAGGCTTCGGTTCGGGACCAGGTACCTTTGTTGCAACATTCACGGCGCCCGGCTTGCCTCCGTTCGGTGCTGTGTTGGCAGCGATTTGCTGGAGGGCAGCGGTTTGCTTTTTATCCTCACCACCGACATTATTCAGCAGAGATGCAAACGACGTTCGCTGTGCGGTTTTCGGCTCGGTGGATCCGCCCGGCATGGTTTTGCCGCCCATCTCGCCGATAGCACCCTGACCGGTTGGGATATTTAGCTTTAGAGCTGAGGCCAGCGCAGCCTTGTCGGCATCCCGTTTGGCATTGGCTTCGGCAATCTTTGAACCGGCCTCTTGATCCATCTTTTCGCGTTGCTGTCCGAGGCGTTCTACCATCGCCGTCATACCTTCGCCAAGGCTGATGCCCATCTGCTTCGCAATCCAGCGGAAAGGCTGTATCAGCAGGTCGATGCCTTGAGCAAGCCGGTAGCCAAGTTCCAGTGCCATCCGGCCAAAGATCCCTTGGAATCCTCCGAAACCAATGATGGCATCACGGAAGAATCCACCAACAGCACCAAGCACCGACATGAACCATCCACCTACAGTCATCAAGCCTTGGCCCAACGGAATAATCACACCCACGACAGCCGCCGCAAGACCATCAGCCATGTCAATGATTGTGTTTCGCATCTGGTCGATAAAGCCCGTGAATCCCTCAAAACCTGCTCCACCAATAGCACTCAAAATGACAGATTGCAGATAGGCAAACGCCTGAGTCACAGGCTGAATCGCCTGGCCAAACTTGGCCATCATCGTTTCGATGGAGTTGGTATTTGTGCGTTGCATGTTGGAAGTCGAAAGCCGAGTGTTTGCAAAGTCGCCTTTCGCTCGTTGCGTCTGTTGCATGATGCCTTGGGCGATAGCCTCGCCCATCGGCAGTCCGGTGGCCTTCAGGCTGTCAGCATCGAGAAACACCTTGTACTTCCGCATAACCTGAAGTTCGCCAGCGAAAGCCGATTGCAGGTCTGCACGTATCTTGGCAGGGTCGATGTTGTCCTGAGATGCAATATCACCCACTCTGGCTTCAAGTTGCTTCGCCGTTTCGATAGCCTTGCCGGTCTCAGTGCCAAGGCCTTTCATCGCCATCGCCGAGCCTGTGATGCTCTCCAGAATGTCCTTCATCTGACCTTGGCCACTGCTTTGCAGCTGGGTCGCAAACTTCACAGCATCGGCTGTGGCATCGCCCATCAAGACACCTGTCTTGCTGAGTGTCTCGTTGAGATCGGCACCTCGTGTGGATGATTCGCTGATTGCTGATCCGATCCCTCGCACAGCCGCCCCGGCAGCATTGATTGCCGCCATCGCAACAGCAGCTCCACCGCCCATGATGGCACCGGCCAGCAATCCCTTGCCTCCACTGGAGACAGCCCCGCCCATGCCTTTCAGCATGGACTTGGCTTTATCCAGACTGCGACCCAAGGCAGTCGTGTCTGCACCGATATTGACAAACAGGTTTCCAACGGCCATCAGTGCACCTCTTCCCAGTCATCCGGCACAGATTCCATCACTTCGTTCAGCGTTTCGCGGCTCAACTGGCCTGTCAGGTCAGGCTTCTCGACCATCAGCACCATGATTTGCCACGGTGTCAGTTCCAGAACATCCTGATACCTCATGTGGCCTTCCAAAACCAATCGCCTCATCAGATCGTGCCAGTTGACGCCTGAGAGGTGCTGTCTTTTGGGTCGTCAGCGCTCCGCCCGGTGATCGCAAACATCAGCAGTTTGATCAGAGCGGTCTGGTAAGGGATGGAATCAACCAACGCCTTAACCTCATCTTGCGTGACAGTCTGGTTTCGCTTCAGTCCGTGATAAAGAACGGCCTGCTGAACTTCACGCGAGCTGAACAGATAGGCTTGGCCATCTTCACTTTCTGGCAATGGTGGCCAGTAAGCGTATTGCCGCTTGGCTTCTTTCCAAATCTCTTTGGCTGTGGCTGGTGGAAGGTCGCGACAGGCTTCTTTGGCGTCAGTCAGAGGATTCGGGACAATGCCCCGAAGCACATTGCCGATTTCAGCTCTATCGCCAGCAGTCAGCTCGGAAAGTATCCAGCTCCGGCTATTAAGCCGGAACTGGAATTTGCGAGCGATCAGGTCATCAATATCAAAGACCATAGAAAATCTCTCTCAGGTGTTAAACGCAGTTCACAATGCCGATAACTCGTGTGCGTGGATCGCCGTTGTTTTTCAGCGACAAATCCAGCGTGACAAAGTCGGCAGCATCCAAAGAAGTTTTGAGCGATTCAAGCATGAATTCGCCCTCGTAGTTGAGTGATCCTGCAACCAGGTTGGCGTTCAAATAGTCGCCAGTTTTGAAAGGAAGCACAGTTCCGTTGGCGTTGCCTGTGCCTGTAACCGACGAGACGAATGCATTGACTTCAATACTCACATCCAGCGAACCGGCAGCACGGATCTTGCCAACACAGTTCACGTTCGCTTCAGCAACCGACACGTTATCGTCCAGCGAGCCGGACTTTGCGATCAGGTTGATAGATGCAGTCGTGTTGGCTGTGCCTGTGGTTTGATCCAGTGGAGTCAGTGTGATGGTCCCGTTCTTGAACGTGACCGGCTTGCCCTTCATGGCCATATCTAACCTCTTTCAATTGTCGAAGATTTCGACCTTCAGTGTGAATTCAAAGACCCAAACATCCAACTGACCAACCTTTGCCGGACGTGCCAAACTATCCGGTTCAATCTGAACCGAGGTGATTTTGTCGCCCGCCAGAGTGTCCATTTTCTCGATTGCCGATTCACCAATTGACCAGGTTGATTCCGCCGATGTGGTCAAGATCGAGATTCGATAGTTGTGCGAGTCCATATAGGACCCAGCCGAAAGCGGAGTGCGTGAGAACCCGGTCGCTTCCATCACGGCCAAAGGTGGAACCAGTGGATCGGGTGCATATTCAAGCCATAAGCTGGGAAGGCCAGTTTGAGCGGCCCAATGCGATTGGATAACCAGCGGTACGTTGTAGCTCATGATGCCACCACCGGCACAGGTGTGCGACAAATGACCGTTAGAGCGGTGTTGTGACCCAGTCCAGCGGCCTCAGATGAGGTGGAGACCTGTCCAGTCGCCACCCGGCCTGAAGCGGTCAGCACCTTGACCCAATGGTTCGTGGTCAACGGCCATGATCCAGCCAGGTACACGGAGAATATTTGGGCCTCACCTTCGATCGGTGGCCCATCCCGCTGGATGGACTTAAAATCGACTCGGCATTTTGGCGTTCCGATCACGGTGAGAGTCTGCACCGGCTGGCCCATAGAGCCTTTGGCGTTGGCTTCCAGGTAGATCGTGGCACAGGAGTTTAACAGTCGTTCCGGCAATGGCATCTTTCCCTCTTTCGATTTAAACCGAGGCTTTTTGGATCGCTTGCTCGAACCTGTCCATGATTCCCGCTTGCTGCGATTCTATGGCCGGTCGCATGTATGGTCGAGGAGGCAGATTAATCATCCCTTTACCGCCAAGCTCTTGAATTCGTGCATACTTCAAACCTTGCATGGGTCCTACTTTGGCGTGTAGTCCGCCTCGTGATGGCTCAACCACAATCTTTTGTAGGTTGCCACTTTGCTTATGAGGTGGCGAGCCAGGTGCAGAAGCGGTTGTCCAGCGATTCTGAGGTGGACCATACCAATAAATCCGGCTGGCACCCTTGTGAGTCCCACCAAATCGCAGCGTGGATTTGCGCCCCTTGACCGTCTTCAAGCCCTGGACCTTTTTTAATCCGCTGGAGAATGTCAGAGCATTCTTCTGAGTTGCATTTAAACCTTTGAAAGCCTTGCCAGTCTGCTTGTTTAGATCTCTTGTGGCAGCGGCACCCGGCTTGTTAAGCAGTTTGATGGCCGCGTTTCGCACCTTGCCAGCCGAGATGCGGATTGCTTTTGATAGTTCTTTATGAAGGCGAGCTTTGTACGCTTCTCCATCCCAGTCTAAACGGAAGTCTCGACTGATCATCCCATCACCACCACTCTATAAGGCTGGAGCAGTTGTGTCACAAGTGCTGGCAGGACGCTTCCAGAGTTCAAGATTTGATACATTGCGGAGTAGTCACCGATGCGTTCCATCTGGAGCGGTGCCGGATTCTGACCATTGTTTTTTAAATGCACAGCCGTTAACGCGATCGCCAATTTCACATCGGCAGTCAAATCAGCAGGTAGAAAGGTGCGGGCACAATACTGGTCAATCAATGACGATGCCGCCGACAGGTAGGCTACAGCAGTAGATGCCGCCCAGGTGCCGATCACATCGGTATAGGTGGTTGCTTCAGATTGCGATATGTATGCGGCCATTGTTTTACCTCAAGTTAAAATGAGACCCGGCGGGCAGGGAGGACCCGCCGGGCTGACCAACAAAACCAAACTCAGGAAACGGCTTCTTTGATGCTCGCAAATGCGCTGGCATCTCGAACAGCACCGCCGATGCGGTACTTGTAATTCAGCCGAATCAGGTTATCACCTTGCTTAGACATGTCATCAATGATGACCGTAAAGCCTTGGCGGACGAGCAGGTAGTATTCCTGAAAGTCACCAATCAGGATCGAGCGGGCATTGGCTGCGCCAGAAGCTGGCATGTATTCCACGTAGCTCACTGGAATACCGAACATTTGATAGCTTGGCGAATTGGAGAATGTGCCTTGCTGGAAAGCTGAAAGCAAAGGAAGACCTTGGGAGTCCTTGACCTTATACAGCTTGCCATGCGTTGCACGGTTCATCACCCATGAAAGGTTGCTGGCGTAGCTCTCCTTGAACGAGAAAAAGAGATCAGCCATGTTGTCATAAACCTTGGCATTGTCAGTGCCGAGGCTTGCCGATGTGCCTGAAAGCTGGGTGCCGATCCCGGTGTTGGCCAGGATGGCTTCCAGTGAGTCAGAAAGAGTGGTCGCCGAAAAGACTTCCTTATCAATTCGGTTCGCAAACAATTTGCTCGACTCTTGTTGGAGGTAAGATGACATTCCCGGCGCATCTTGAAAGAAGTCAGCGGAAATATCCTGTACCATCGTACCAGTCTTGGCGGTGATGGTGAGCTGCGAGAACGGACCGGTGTCGATCGCCGTGGCTGTTGGGCTTTCGCCCTTTGTTGGACGATTGTTAGTGCCGATGGTACCGACACGACCACTGTCTGTGTTGGTGTCGGTATTTTTCGGGAACGTGACACTCGAAACATTCGTCGTGATAACTCGACAGAGTTGCAAAGCCTTCGGTGTGACCGAGCGTTGCGTGATCAGGTCAAACCGGAAGTCAGGAGCGACGGCATTGGAACCGTTCGTGGACGATGCCAAAGTCATGGTCTTGCTGAACGGAATAAAGAATTCATTCCATCCAAGGTTCCTGTCACCACCTTTGCCATATCGTTCCAGCATGTCGCGGTGATTGCGACTCGTCACGCGATCGACGTTACCACGGGCCTCCAGAAGCCCTTCGAACGCTTTGCTGTAATCGCGAGACGAAACGGCTTCAGCGTCTGTCAGGCTGGCGAGGTCGCCACCGTCAATCACCTGACCACTGCGACGGTCGATTGTGGCCGCCTTGTAGGTTGGCTGTGGGCGCTGTGGCTTGGCCGACAGGCTTTCGATCATGGCGTTGGCGTTTTCAACAGCCTTCACCAGATAATATTCTTTGTCACAGGCTTCAAGCCGATCGTTGGCGGCTTGCAGGTCGGCAGATTTTTCAGCCCGAACATCGTCGGGAGCGGCAAGAATTTCATCACGCAATGCAATCACGCTGGAAGCGAGTGCGATGCGGTCTTCGGCAATGGATGCCGCAGAGCGGATTTCGTTTGCAATACTCATCTTTAAGAACCTTTCGTTTACCGCTTGGCGGCGGTCAATATCGAATCAGCCAATTCCGCCTGGCGAAACAATTTCGTCAGGTGCTTGGCATCCACCACCGGGGTCGGTGTCTCATCGTCGGATAGCGATTTCACGCTGATAATTGAAGCGTCAGCGTTGGCCGGGATCGGCACCACTGAGACTTCAATGATCTCCGATACTTCTTTGATCAGGTTCGCACCCTTTTCAGAGAGCCTGATTTGACTTGCGTTTGGCTTGTATCCATACCGGTCCCATAGGTCTGAGACCTGCTTTTTGCTCAATCGTTCTGGCTGTCTCGCGAGAAATGAAATTGACATCTTGCGAACGGCTTTTTCGCGGAGCAGAGTACGGATATCCTGACCGGCTTTTGTGGCTGAAAATGTCACATCCACCTTCAAGCCAGACCGGTCTTCAGTCGCATCATTTAGTGTGCCGATCACAGCAGATGTTTTGTTTTCGTGATCAGACAGCACCAGTCCACCTGAGTCCATAAAGTCCTGAATTGACTTTTGAAACGCGCCAGGCAAAATGATATCGCCTTGGCGGTCGATGTTGAGGAACCGGGCAGCATAGCCCACAAAGCCGCCTGTATCGCTTTTTGTGATGCCGGAATCCGTCGATTTAGTGATCATTATCAGCCTCCAATATCCGGCCAGTTTTTGTGAATGATTTCGCGTTGCCGATTGCAACCGATAAGTAACCGCCCTCTTCAGCAGCAGCAAAGTCGATGTCCGAAGGCTGTAGGTATCCGTTCTCACCCGGCCTGACAGGTGGCTTCAGATTCTTGGGCATCTCGTCTTCAAAGACTTCCAAGAGACTGCACCGGCAGTTGCTCGATACGATTCCATTTGCTATAATGTACGTGCTCTGTGATGTTTCAAAATCGTAAACAGGAATTACACCTTGCGACATACTGATATCAATCTTGATGATCTTCGTGCAGCTTACGATTCCGGGGACAGCGTTTTGAAGATGTCTAAGGACTTCGCCTTGTCTAGGCCAGGAATTGTTCTTCGACTTAGAAAGATGGGACTTCGCATTCGGACTGGCTCCGAGGCCAATACTGTTCGCATGTCGCGATTGTCCCCAGAGGGTCGCCGCATCCTCACGGTCTCGGCCAATAAGTCCGCCCGTGGCCGCAAGGCAGGTCCCGAGGAACGTATCAAGAGAGCTAATACTGTTGAGCGTATCGGCGGAATATCGACCAGCGACCACGAGAGGCAACTCGGACGGTTTTTGACCGAAAGAGGAGTCGAGTTCACTGCTCAAAAGGCAATTGGCATTTACAATGTCGATATCGCCATGACAACTCTGCCCATCGCCGTGGAGATCTATGGGGGAAGCTGGCACGCTGCGGGGCGGCACGGTGCTCGCCATGCGGAGAGAGTTGAATACTTGCTCAGCATTGGTTGGACGGTTGTTATTGTCTGGGTTACTCCCAAGTGGGGTCAGGGGTTCCATTTGGATGGCCGTGCTGCGGATTATATCGTCTCCCTCTCGCAGGTCTTGAGCGGCAGCCCATCCACTAGGGGTCAATATCATGTGATTCGGGGTGATGGTGAATTCGCTTCCATCAGCAGTGCAAATCCTCACCAAGCGGCCCTGATACTTGGCAGACATGGCGGAAATCAAACCAGAGGTAATGACGGGCGTTTCGCCTAGTACACAACCAGGGTGAAATGGTGGAAATTTAAGGTCTTTGTATGTCTTATTCTTACCGTTGGTTCCAAAGGTTCCGCCCTTTGGAATAACCGGGCATAATCTGAAGATCATTTGACACATCGGGCAAGCGTCACCGGACAGCAGCAGTTCCCAACCGGTGACAAAGTCCAGCCCCTCAGCAGCACTTGTCAGGCCGGTGTTATAGGCTCTTGCTGATTCGGTGATTGCAATGCGCCGTGCTCGCCAGCGTGCGTTATCCTTGATCCATGTGCTGATTCGGTTGGTCAATTCTCCAGCCGTTTCGCCCGCCTCAATTGAGGCTGCGATATCAGCCCGCATGCCTTCCAAAGTGCGAAGTGTATCGCTGGTGAATTGGTCGATCGTCTCCTGACAGAGGTCCAGCGTGGCATTGCGTGCGGCCTCAATCACTTCTGGAGCACGGACCAACCATTGGTCGGCATCCTGTTGGCCAAGAGACACCAGAAAAGACCGGCCAGATTCGTCGATCCATGCTTCAATGACCGGAATAAATTGGGCGGCCATATCAATCGGAGCCGTGAACGGATCGGCTTCTTTCTTCCGGTCGTAAATCGCCAGCCACGGTTTTGCCACGTTGTTGCCCAGCTCCGCGAGGATGCGGCGGGCAATACGCTCCAACTCCGTGCCGCTTGGCATGGCATTGAGCCTGCTCTTAGGTGTTTTTCTTTTCAATTTGCGATTTATGCAAGCACTGGAGGTAAGTTATTTGGATCGGCCACCGTGGCACTGACGCAGTAAGCATCCCAGCTAGTTCCGGCCACATTACGCTCTGTAATCCAGCAGTAGCCATTCCAGCCCCAGCGGGTTCCCCACGAGTTCTGCATTAGGATCGCCCATTTGCCGTTGGGCATTCGCTTCATTCCCATGCCACCTGTGACAGCATGGTTGTGGGATCCAGCTCGGTTGCCTGGGACACCATCTTTGTCGAGCACGTTGAAATTAGAGTTGACTGGGACTGAAAAGTTAAATGGCATTCGGAGCTGTGCGGCAATACATAAATCGTTGAAAGTGTTGAGCCTGTATCCGATCTCAACTTTGAACCGCTTGGCATCAGTTCTGGCCGACTGAGGAATTCGTGAAGGATTAATTGTCGCATATGGAACCAGTGGCTCAGAGCAAGTCCCTTTGTTTTCAAGGTAGACCAGAGCTTCCGCAATATTCGACCCAACGTCCCAACCATTACATAGATCAGCATAGACGAGCCAAGGACTGAGAGCGACATAAGCAGCACCAGAAACGTACCGAGCGATTTCCAGACTGCTTGCCGCTGCATGGCCATTGCAAGCCCCTTTTCCGTTCTGGTCTTTAATCTTGACCGGATACTTTGGGTCGTCCCTCAGGTCGAATTCTTCCCATTCGCTTTCGGGGATGTCTGGGAGTTGCTTGCCAGTGGCCAGCATGAGCGTGGATTCATGGCTTCCCAAATACCTCAGCTCGCCGTCAGGTGTTACCCAGCCAAGCAGATTGCTCACTTGATCACCTCCACCAGCTTGATGATGTCATCCTTGGTTTTGGGGCTGACCGACTTGACGATCTTGCCGTTTTGATCCTGCAAGATGACGGTCGGTAAACCTATCTGACCAACGGTTTGCTGAAACCCGAGTCGATCTATGTCCGTTTCCTCTGCGATGTACGAGCGATACTGAATTCCACGCGATTCCAGCGACTTGCGGATATCTGGATCGGTTCGCCATGCTTGTTGCTCCGGTTTAGACTCATCCACAACAACCGAAAACCACTTGATACCACTGACTGGTTGAGGCTTTTCGTCCTCATCAGGAACTGGTGGCGGGACAGGTCGAACACCACCCTGTTCGATGGCGACGACACTTCCACTGGACTTACCCACAAAGTAGGTGAAACCAGCGTGGCTAAACACCACCCGCTCCTCGACTGCTGGCGGAACCAGAGTCGAGGGAACAGGCTGTTGTGCCAGTAGAACTGCGATCAGAAGTCCGATCACAGGCCGACCTCCCATTGAACAGATTTAAGCTGTGCCTGAATCGACTCTTCTCGTTGGTTCATCGCAGCTTTGACGCTGGATTCGTCGATGCTCACCAGCTCACCGTTGGCCAGCTTGGAGAGCAATTCGCGGATCACCTCCACGATAATTGGTGTTAACAGGCGGATGATGATCTTGCTGATCATTTGCTTGCTTCCACTTCATAAATGTAAATTGCTTTGGGGCTGAATAAGCCGCGAGGTTTTGCCAAGAGGAATCTTGGTGGTCGTGGCTTGCCGTTGATTGGTCGGGGAGGCAGGAATTGAACCTGGACCTCTTTTTGCTCGACTGTGGTGGTCGTTGTGGTCACTGTCTGCTTTGGACACTGGCCGGACTGACAGGATTGAGCTGCAAGAACGATGTACTCTGCGAACAAGGATCACCTTACCTCTCTTGGGTTTAGGGTATGTTCCCGAAACAGATTTCGGGAACATTTGTCAACCATTTTGCTGACACCAGCAAAATGGTAACCGTCTCGCCTGTCATCTCGACGGTGAGACGGTAGGCGGGGAGACTGCTCACTTCTTCGGGTCTCTCAGAGACCTGCGATAGGCTGCGATTGCGTAGATGATTGCGGCAGCAGCATACATGGTTTGCGGGATCGACGGGTCAATTGAACTGCCTTTCACCGCTTGATCGGTTGCAATCTGGGCGACAGGAACGATCCATCCATAGTCAGGGTTGATGACATCCTCGATACGCAATGGCTTAACCCTTTGGTACTGGTGGCGTTTGGCCAGAGTTGAGATAGATAAGCGCTTGGGCGATCCCGAACGCCAATGCCATGCCCAATGGGCTGGTGGTTGCAATAATCGAGTCAAGGTGTTGACTCAAAACGCCAAGTGCCGTCACAGTTCCTGCAAGAGCCATGCGAATGATGATCGCTCTGGCTTGCTGGGCGTTGATTTGTCCAATCCAGTCGTTCACATTGGAGTCCTTTAAATTGGCCTTGGTTTGGGTGGCACTGGGATGACGGATGGGTTCCAGACGTAGTTTGGATCGTCCAGATAGTTTTGAAACACTGGTGGAGGCACATTGACGAGCTGGGTGACCAACTGGGCATGCTTTCGGCTGTCCACGGAATACCGCTCAATTGCCTTTTGGCGTGCAGCTCGTTTTGCCAGTTCTTCTGGCGTGATCTTGGGTTTGCCCTTGAGCCAGTCGAGCAATTCACGTGCGGTCATTTGCCGAGTCCTTTGGAACGGTGAAGCAGTGGCCCAAGACAACACCAATTCCAAGTGCAAAGCCCAAGCTGACCTGATTGACTTCCCAGATCGCTTCAGACCATGTCATTTCGCCCATCTGCCACTTGATTAAATCGACAAGCAGAATCAGGCTTGCAACAGCCATGAGTGCGATGAAATTCTTGGCAGCATTATTGAAGGTCATGACAATGGCCCGTTAGCTGTTCCGTTGGATGTGCCGTTGCCATTGTTTACAGGCCAGAGAGGTGGCAGGGATGCGAAGAATTCGCCCACGGTTGGAACTGCCTGAGTACCCGCTTGGACAGCCTGAACCATGTTGTAAAACAAGCTCCAGATTGAGTCGCGATAAGCAATTGCGGCATCACCTTCAGACTTGTAGGTCGTGATGTTGCTCAGTGTCCAGCTTGTCGCCGAGAGGATGCTATCGTATTGCTTTACGGACACCGCTTGATCAAGAAATGAGCCGATACCGTTGCCGATTTCGGTGAGCCTTTGGATTATGTATGCTTGCTGCTCTTCTGCCGTCAGATCAACGACAATATATATGTCGGTCACCGTAAAGCCGTTGACTGCAAAATGCTGATCAAGTCGCTGCGTGGCAGGGTTAAACGATGGGATTGGCGATGGAGTGTACGGGTAATAGCCGTATGTGGCTAAACTCGCATCGTCGAGGGCGTTAAAATTGCTGACAGTCGTGAATGACTGTGGTAACCACTGCGGGCTGGAGATACCGTTTGGGGATACTTGGCAATATTGCATGATTGCTCCTTATGCGATTGAGATTGTGCCGTTGCCCGATGTAAAGCTGTATACGAGATTAGCCCCGACAGTGGCCGACGAATAAGTGAGATTAGAAACGGTGATTGAATTTGTTGATGGCAATCGAAGAACCACAATTCCAGATCCACCAGTACCACCGTCTGTGCCGCTAGGTGAGCCAGATGGGTCGCGAGTATTGCCACCACCACCACCACCACCAGTATTTGGTGTTCCAGGTGAACCGTGTCCTGTAGCAGTGGCATTTGCCCCACCGTTTCCTCCACCTCCAATACCACCTAACCCCTGCAAAGCACCGAGATACGGGACTCCATTATAGGTGTAAATTCCACCACCGCCACCACCACCATAGTAAGTCACGTTTCCGGTGATGTTTGACGAAATGCCAGCGCCACCCGCTCCAGCCCTTGCGTTTGAACCAGTAGCAGACGCACCACCCGCAGCACCAGCACCACCCCCGCCACCACCGTTTAAAGGCTGATTATTGGCAGCAGTTCCACCGTTATTGCCTTGACCAGCAGTTCCAGCACCACCGACGCCAGCAGTTCCACCCAGTGCAGTTGACCCCGATCCACCACCACCTGATCCACCAGCTGATCCGGCAATATTATTTGGCGACTGCCCTTGTACCGTATGGCTTGCTCCAGCGCCACCACCGATTGCCACAAGCGTATTGAAAACCGAATTTGTGCCATTGTTTCCCAAGGCAAACGGCGCAGCGGTTGCACCACCATTACCAACTGTCAATGCGTAAGTGTCGCCTACGTTTACGCCTATAGTGCCTTGTCGCACGCCACCAGCACCACCACCTCCACCAGCAGCGTTAAACTTTGATCCCGATCCCCCAGATCCTCCACCTGCGACAATCAAATAATCGAGGCTTATACCGCCCACGATGCCGCCTCCTCCACCACCGATACCAGTCTTTTTTGCGTTCCTGATAATGTCAGATAGCATTAGAAATTCTGCCCCCCAACAAAACCAAGCCAGTTTGTGCCACCGTTGCTGGTGAAAAATGCAAACGAGTCCGTTTTGCCTATCGCAGATGTGATTGTTGGCGGAGTTCCACCAGCCCATTTAATCGACGTGGGCCAACTAACTGACCTTGGCGTTCCGTCTGCAGTGAATATCAGCGTAAATGAAGCGCCGGAACCGCTTGCAGGGACGTTCGTTATAACTATGGGCGTGGTGATTGCTGCGTTTAAGTTGACGGTAAAGATGTTCGATGCTTCAAGATTCAGCGTGAGCGTGCCAGATGAGATCGTTGGGCTAGAGACAGATTCGCTGTAATCACGAAGTTTGGCCCGAAACAGCTCGTTATCCTGTAGGTTTTGCGTGCCTGTAAAGGTATTTGCACCTGTGCTAGACTTGCCATCCAGTGCGGTCTGAAGTCCTGTGACCTCTGAAATAGCGTGCGTATGAGCGGATGGTGCAAATGTGCTTGGCTTGCCAGTCAGGTTTGCATAAGTGAAATTTGCTGATGGGAGCTTGGCGTCAAGTGCGGTTTGCAAGCCTGTCACGTTCGCGATTGCGTGCGTATGTCCTAAGACTGAGTAGGTGGCGTTGGCACTGGAAATGGTCAGGTATGGCGTCAGATTGGCCGATGTTAGGCCATCCGTGATGCCATATCCAGCGAGCGTTGTGGGCTTTCCTGTGAGGTTGGCAAACGTCAGGTTTGCGGATGTGAGGTAAGCCCCGATAGCCTGATAACGAGTGTCCGCATAACCTTGGGTTAGAATCGAGTTGGATGTGTAGGCTGGCGTTGTATTTATGTGAAGAAGTTCGGCATTATTGACCGATGCCCTAATTTCTGTCCCAGTTCTTACGCCTGAAACGACAGCATCGGCTGTGTGCCGTAAGGATGTATGACTTGCAGTTACGCCCAATCCAGTCGGGTTATCAAAGCCCAATCCGTTGGTCATTGTGTAATTAACGCCAGATGCCGTCCAATAATAAACAAAACCAAACAGCGATTTGCGTGCAACTTGCTCTAATGTGATACCTTTAGAAGGTTGTGAGGTATGCCCAAACACAAGTCGGTAGTCTTCTGCATTGCCTCCAGTTCCTCCATTGTTCCCACGTAATTCAAAGTAGGCATTACCAGCTACACCAGTTATCTTTCCATTAACTAATGTGATGCTACTGCCTGTGGTTGCGTTACTTGCTGACATAAATGCGGAGCCGGGTTGAGATCCAATGACAGAGAAACCCGTAAGGCCCGAGGAAACAAGAGATACGGTAGACCCATCAGTTTCAACACTCGTAGCGAATTCAAGGGTTCCGTTTGCGTTGTAAAGGTAACTGCCGATTGCATAATTGTCAGGGTCGTAGTAAGTCCCCGTGCCTGTTTCCTTCTGACCTCGCAAGCCAATATAATATCTCTTCAGCCTGTCAGTGACATATTCGCCCCTAATATAGTAGCTGGCATCGGGGTTTAAAGCGATATTCGTGTCAGTCAAGCCATAAGTTGTGTTCGCAAGTTTTGGCTGGAACGTATTGGCTACCGACAGTACCCCATTGCCAGTGATCGACA